ACGTCTTCGAAATCATGAAACCGTCAAACTTGTCTACGAGGATCCATGGTGGTGGAATGTGAATATTTCAACGGCTCCGAAACCAGATGAGGCCCCTAAGCCTCCAGAGCGTAAGACCCGCATTGTTGAACCCGAGGAAAAGGTCCCAGACGAATCATATCGCCCAGTCAGTCCAACATACAGTCCTCCTCTTGAAACAGGAGAAGTATTAGAAAATGCATAAATATAAAAACCCTGTGATTTCAACACAGACGAAAAAAAAATAAACCATAGTCGGTACGAGTAATCCTATAGGGATGAAAAGGAAGTTCAATTCTTCTTTATGGTAACTTTTTTTATTATAAGTTTAAATATATAAAAATAAATTATTATTTATTATATGGATGAATGGGCTTGTTATATAATTGAAAATAGAGGCTATACTTATGTTGGAGTTTCAAATAATGTTAAAAAAAGGTTACGTGCCCATAACGGAGAGATACGTGGGGGAGCGAAGTATACAACCGGTAAGGGAAAGGGTTGGACGCACATTTGCATTGTAAGAGGATTTCCGACCAAAATAGAATCTATGCAATTTGAGTGGGCATTGAAGCATGTTCCACCGAGAAATGCTGGTGGTATAAAAAATAGAATCAAAAAATTAATAATATTATTAAACAAAGAAAGATGGACGAATAACGCACCTTTAGCAGAGACTATGCCTTTAACCATTGAATGGATAGATGAAAAATATAGACAAGAAATGGATTTACCCGTGTATATAAGAGAAATCAACTAATTTTAAGACTATTGTTTAATATATTTTTTAAGAGTCTCAATTTCAGATTGTTGTTGTTTGAGAATACCAATCATGGTTTGAAAAAGAGGCATAATATCATTATAAATTTTTATTTTGTGAGGAATATCAGTCAAGTGGGGTTTGTTTATACCGTTTCCTTTGTACGAGTGCTTTTGAGAAAATTTATTTTTAGTTTCTTCGTTAACTAAATCTAAATTAGATATAAACTTATCAAGTGTGATTTTATCTTCATTGTTACCAATGTTGGATCTTTGTATCTCATTGCATTTCTTACGATATTCTTCTGTCTTTTTACGATATTCTTCTGTCTTTTTACGATATTCTTCATCGGTTATTATTCCGGCAAAAGCACTAATTGTTTCTCCTTCTTTGCGAAAATTTTCATCAAGTTGATGTTTAACAATTTCTTTATTATTACACATAATATTACCTTCAATATTTTTGTGAAAAATACCAAGATGTGTTTGTAGTTTATTAATATTAGCATCTCCCATTAAAATAGTTTGTTTTTCTAATTCAAATTGTATTTGCTCTTTTAGAATAGTTTGTTTTTCTTTATTTTTTAACTCATCAAATTCTAATTGTTCAAGTTGATCACGAAGATATGATGACATAGTATTTATAAGAGTATTTATAAGAGTATTTACAAGAGTATTTGTAATTATACTTTATTCAATTTTATAATTTATAATATTATCATGAAAAGAAATCAACTAATTTTCAGACTATTGTATTATTGTATTATTGAAAATTGAAGTTTTTTTATTATTATTTTTTACAATATAAAACGTAATAATAAAATAATAATATGAATACTATTAACCCTCAAACATGGATGCAAGAAAACTGGCCAAACTGCAAAGTCCTCGACCACGATTGGACAATGGAGAGATATGATTATCCACAAGAAGTTCGTGATTGGATCAAAGAGAATTGGATCAAAGTGAATGATGAAAATGGTGGAACTTTTCACGAACCAGAATATCATTCGAGACAAACAGCCAATGTTGATACACCTCAAAATTTGGTTGATAAATTTCAAAAATTTATTGATACACCAATTGAAAATAAAGATGATGGTAAATCCTTTGCAAAGTCCTATAAAGAAACTCCATTTGGTGAAGGTATGGATGATGCTAATAAAAAGGCACTTGATGTTATGGCTACAGAAGGTATGGATTCGACTATTAAACACATGTTTACAGATCAGGAAACAGGTCGTCAACTTTCCTACGCTGAAATGCGCTCACGATATGGTTAATACAAGATTTGGAGATTAAATTGAATGGATAATTTAAATGAATAAAAGTTTAGATATATAAAATTAAAGTAATAAAATGACGTCAGTAGAATATAACCGTATGGAAGAAATGTATAATAATATTGAAGAGTTTGATCAAAAACATCTTCCTAAATTCAATAAAATTATAAAAGAAAACAAACATTGTAAACTAGGTATAATAGGGCTTATTCAAAAGATGGAATATTTTCATAAATTTACACCAGACTCTCTAGAACATATGATAAATACGATTAATAAATTTCCACAAACATTCCAACAATATGGTCCTTATGTAAATACAGATAATTATTGGAAAATAATTCCAACTTCTCAATTCTATAATGAAGAAGATCACTCAACAAAACTACAATCTCAAAAAAAAATACAAGAACAGCGGAAATACATATCGGACTTAGAAGAAGTAATTAAAAAAATGGAACATCTGAAAATAGAATAATTAAAAATACCATCCTCCCGGCACACCCTTATATGTATATGAATATTTTGGTTCATTATTACATTTTTTTTCATTATATTGTCCGTAACCTACATATTTAACAGTTACAGCATCATTATTAATTGGATATGGTTTTATATACTTTTTTCGCAAAGATATTTTCTTCTTTTTGACAGGTATTTTAGACTTTGTATTTCCCATTTTATATAATAAATTATTGTGAATTTATACTCTTTTTTTTCATATAAGTATTAATTGGGAAAATTGAAAATTTCATTGGCTAAAATCAGTGATGATATTACATATAAATGGTCAATTATAACACTAATTACTATAGACGAAACAAACAACAAAAATTTAAAGTCCATAAATGTCAACATTGTACCTTTGAAACTACAGGACCAAAATCAAGTCTGAATGCGCATGTATGGGCAAAACATACGGAAGAGAAAGATCGTCCCTTTCAATGTCCATGTGAAACATGCACGAGAGGATATTCGGCAAAAGCAAATCTACAAAAACATATAAAACGACAACACAATATAGAAATCCCAAAAGACAATAATATTTTTGCTTATTCTATTCTGGTAAGTGACAGAGTTATAAACAATGATTGTACAGATAAAACAAAAGAGAGAATTATTATTTACAACAATAATAAGGTGTTCCCTAAAAAAATACCACCAGTATTCACCAATAATAATATCACAATTGAACAATTATACTGTGATCAATATAATGGACTTATCACATTGAGAGGTTATACAAAAGATGAGATTATTAATATTGTTTAATAATATTTCAGTCTTTAGTCTGCTCTAAGAAGTATATTTTTACAACAAAAGACGTTTTTTTTATTACGTATTTTTTCAGTTTTTATAAAAAATGTATAAATAAAATGTATACCGATGAGGTACAGCCGTATTTAGATGTATATTATAAAACTTTAGAACAAAGTAAAATAAGGGATCTTATTCAACATGCGACCAATGGTGGCAAATGTATTAGAGGATTTATTGTAAAACATATTATAGAAACATTGACTGGTAAAGATGAAGTTCCATGGCAACCAATCGTGAGTGTGGAACTAATTCATTCGGCGAGTATTGTTATCGACGATTTACCATGTATGGACAATGATACGGTTCGCAGAGGCAAATTAAGCACATTCAAACATTTTGGAAATAATGAATCTATTCTTTCTTCTTATTTTATAATTTCAGAAACAATTAGAATTATAATAGACGGTCTAGATGATATTGATAATGTTAAGGTATTCAAAACCCTTATTAATGAATGGTGTGAATTATTGGGGAAAAATTTAGTTATTGGACAATTTTTAGATTTAAAAGGTGACGCCGAATCTTATTTTAATATAAAATTTTCTCAAACTGATTCCGTAAATGATTATATTATTAAATACAAAACATGTTCACTTTTTTCATTTTCTTTTTTGATGGGAGCATTTTTTTCAAACAAAATAGATCCAGAGACTATACAGGATTTTAAGGATATGGGATTGCACTTTGGTATGATGTTTCAATTAATGGATGATTATCGTGATAAAGATACAGATGTGCCTTATGCAAACTATGTTTTGTCCAAAGGTTTGCCGATGGCCATTGAAAAATATAAACAATCTCGCATTAGTCTCTGTGTATTATTGAAAAAACATAACTTATACACAGATAAATTTATTAATTTACTGTCAAATATAGATAAATTATTTGTTTGATAAATATGTCACTAATAATAACAAAAAATATATTTACTTAGAAATATATTTACTTAGAAATATATTTACTATTTTTTTTAATGAGTGAAGAAAATTATTTCAAAAAACAAATATTAACATATATGGGAAATAAACGCAAATACTTATCGAAAATAGATGAAATTATTACTTTAATTAAAAAATCCCTGGGACAGGAGAATATAAGTATAGGTGAGGGTTTTTCTGGATCAGGTGTTGTAAGTAGATTATTTAAAAATAGAGTTATGGTTGATTACACAAAACCCCTGGAATCATTTTACGTAAATGATATTTCAGGATATTCTAAAACGTTGAATGAGTGTTTTTTAACCTCTACAGAAAATCTCTCCGCAGACGATATTGAAAATTTAATTCTACATTTTAAAAAGATACGGAAATTTATAGAAACTTCAAACAATCCTCAACCATTTGTTGCAAAGTTTTGGGCACCTAAGGATGATGAAAATATAGAACCCCATGAACGTGTATATTTTACAGCCGAAAATGCCAAAACAATCGATCAAATGTTATATTATATCCATAATTTTGTAGAAGAAGAATATAAATCTTTGTTGTTGGGACCTTTATTAGTACAATGTTCTATACATAACAATACAAATGGGCAGTTTTCGGCCTATTATAAAGATGAGGAAAAGGAGAAAGGAATGTATGGAGGTAAAAAAAGCATAGATTTAAAACGTATAAAAGGGAAAATAAAACCAATCATGCCTTTATTAACACACCATAAAGCAAATATTAAAATAAGTCAATCTGATGTCATAAGTTGGTTGGATACAATACCTGAAGTAGATCTTATGTATTATGATCCCCCGTATAATAAACATCCATATAATATTTACTATTTTTTACTGGATATTATTAATGATTATAATGTAAATATAGAAATACCAGATACTTATAGAGGACAGCCCAAAAATTGGAAAAAAAGTAATTATTGTAGTCTAAATAAAGCAAAGGGTGAGTTTGAAAAATTAATAGAGAACACCAAAGCAAAGTATATCTTAGTTTCCTATAACAATAAGGGTATAATACCTATTAAAGAACTAGAAAAAATATTAATGAAAAAAGGTGAATTATTTAAAATACCGTTTGAAAATTCAGCGTATAATAAGTATTTGGGGATAGCAGCTAAAAAACGTAAAAAAAAGGAAGAAAAATTGGAAGAATTTTTATGGCTAGTAGATTGTAGATAATTAATCTTTCGCTTTATAACATTTCCAAAACCATGGAAAGTCGTACATAATTTTAAAATCGAGGTCTTCATCTAAATATTTCTTTATTTTAATAGAATTTTCACTAGTATTTAGATGATGAAAGTAAACAAAAGCCAACTTATTCGCTTTTTCTTTTGAATAAACAACATTGATTTTTTTTATTGGTCCCAAATTATATTCATTAAATGTGTCATTGATAAATTTTTTATTTATGGTTTCTTTTATTTTTGGTATGCAAATACAAACTTCTGTATTCATTTTGATAATAATTTATGTAATTATTATCAATGTAATAATATAATCAATTTTATACTGTCTCTTATAAATAATATAAGTCAACTATTAAGGTTAAAATGTGCTTATTAAATAAGATTGTTTGCTGTGAAGAGACATATTAATAGAATACTTAATCTTTAAGTATTATTGAAAATTGATTTTAAAGTAAATAAAGTAATTATAATTAATATGAATAAAGAATTAGAACCGGAAATAAAAGAAAATATGTTTAGGAAAAAATCTAATACTTCAAGAGATAATTCAAGAGATACTCCATCGAAACCAAATGATAGATGGGGTAAATTGGTAATTCCAGAAAATAATTCAAGAGATAATTCAAGAGATAATTCAAGAAATAATTCAAGAAATAATTCAAGAAATAATTCAAGAGATCCTCCGGTGCAACAACCAAATAGCAGGTGGAATAAATTGGAAATTTCACAAGATACTCAAAGAGATAATCCGAGAAATAATTCAAGAGATCCTCCAGTGCAACAACCAAATAGCAGGTGGAATAAATTGGAAATTTCAGAAGATAAT